TCACCGGATGCGCGATGCCGCCCTCGCTGCCGCCCACCATGGCATCGCCCAGCGCCTTCATGGCGTCTGCCAGTTCCTCGGGCGTGGCGCTCCAGAACTCGGCCGGACGCCAGCCCAGCAGCAACGCCGCCTGCCCGGTGAGGCGGCGCGCCGCGGCCGCAAAGCTCATGACGATCCGGTGAGAAGCTGGCGCAGGATCGCGCGGACAGCCGGCATCGCGGCGCTCAGCCCCGCGTCCACCAGCGCATGCGCCATAGCGGTGCGGTCCATCCCGTCCCGCCCGGCAAGGCAATGCCAGATCAGCGCCTCGATCTCTGCAAGGCTGATCGCCCCCAGCGCCGCCCGGTCGGCAAGTGCGATCAGCGATCCGGTTTCTTCCTCGGCGGCGACCAGCGCGGCAAAGCTAGGCCTCACGACATAAGTGCGGCCTGCCAGTTCGATCGCCGCCTCGCCCCGCGCCGGGTTCGCATTCGCACTCACAGCGCGCCGACCGGGCCGGAGCTTTCGAGGCTCAGCGTGTAGTTGCGCTCGCCATTATAATCCCCCGCATAGTCCAGCCGGGTGACGAGGAAGCGCCCGCGCAGCCGCTCCCCACTCTCGAAGCTCAGTTCATAATCGTCGATTGCCCCGCCAAGCGCGTGGTCGCGCAGGCGCACCTCCGCTGCCGATCCGGTGAAGATGCCCGCGCCGGAGACGCTTACCGAGCGCACGCCAGCACCGGGCAGCAATTGCCGCCAGCCGCCTGAGTCCTTGCTGGTTATGTTCACCGCCTCGCCATTCACGCTGATCTGCGTGGTGCGCAGCCCGGCGATCGTCGCGTAACCCACGGGCGCTTGCCCGTTGCCAATCTTGAGCAGAAAGGCACTGCCCTTCTCCACCGCCATATCCGGTCCTTTCTTTGAGCTTTCAGGGTTCAGTTGAGCCGCACGAGGCGCAGCGCATAATCGGTGACGATCCGCCACCCGGTCTTGTCGCGCCTGAGGCGGGATCGCTCGAAGCGCAGCACGGTGATCTTCCAGCCGTTCACCTCATCGGGCACGGCCTGCATGGCCGTGTCCAGCGCGGCGAGGATCGCACTTGTGTCTTCGGGAGTATCCCCGCGCAGGGTAAGGATCACCGGCACGCGCAGGGCAACGCCGGAGACGCCCCGCGCGCCAAAGCCCGTCCCGCTGCCCTCCCCCAGCATCAGCCATGGGCCGCTCGCTTTCACCGGCTCGCCATCGCTGATCTGGTTCACCCTTGCGCGTAGCGCGCCATCGGCCTCCAGCGTCTCGCGGATCGCCTCCCGCACGGAAAGTTCCGCATTCATGAGAGGCGCATCCGCCGCCATGGCCGCCACAAGGCCTCCACGCTCGATGGCGCACGGACCTCAAGGCCCTCGCGGCTGGCATGCAGTTCACCGGCAAAGCGGATGATGCCATGGCGGATCGGCTCGGGCAGATCCTCCACCGCGTTCGCCATGCCCGCCTCATAGGTCACGCGGACACGACCGGCAGCGCCGGGCCGGGTCACCCGCACCCAGCCATCACCCTTGCCATCAATGTCGATGCCATAGCTCTCGACCGGGAGTGGAAATTCGGACCCTTCCGCCGGCACGCCGGCAAGGCTGGTGATTGCCCGCACCGGCCCCATCGCAAGGCGACGCCAGTCCGGGGCGGCACCCAGTGTTTCGTTCACCTCGCGCACGATCAGCATCGCGCCGATGAAGCGCTCCGCCGCGCCGCTCGCGGCCCGGATCAGGCTTTCGAGCAGTGCGTCCTCATCATCACGGCTGATGCGCAGATAGTCCTTCAGCGCATCGATCGGCACGGCGAGCGGCGCCGTGCCCTCCAGGGTCACAGTCATGATCAGGGCCTTTCACCGTTTGTCAGCAGGGGGAGCAGCAGGGGATGTGGAGCGCCATACCCGCCAGAGGGGAATGCAGATGAGCATGGCGCCCCACGGCCTGCCCACGCGTGGGAGGGGCCGCGGGCAGGCAAGCACCGGCAGCCTTAAGTCGCCGAGAACTTCAGGAGCTTGATCGCGTCGCTATTCGCCACCGCGCCGCCAATGCGCTTCACGGCATAGAAGTGGACGAACGGCTTGTTGAAATAGGGGTCGCGCAGGATGCTCGTGTCGCTCCGCTCGGCAATCACATAGCCATGGTTGAAGTTGCCGAAGGCGACGGAGAGGCTATCTGCCGCCACATCGGGCATATCCTCCGCCTCGATGACCGGATAGCCGAGCAGCGTGGCGGGGAGTTCGGCGCTGAGCGAGGGCTGCCAGAGAAACGCACCCTCACTGGTCTTGAACTTGCGGATGCGTGCCAGCGTGGCCGAGTTCATCACGAAGCTGGCGCCCTGCCGATAGGGGGCCTTGAGTGCCTGAACCAGATCGATCAGCCGGTCCTGCGGGTTGGTGGCGGGGAAGCCCCCGGCCGCGCCTGCCGCCACATATTGCAGCGTGCCGAAGGGGCGGGTCGCGTCGCCATCCGCGCTGGTCGGGTAAGTGAGGAAGCCCCTGGGCCGGTTGGTGCCATTACCGGCCACGAACGCCGCGCCCTCCGCGCGGGCAAACTCTGCCGCGATCTCGTTTGCAAGCCAGCCTTCCACATCGAACAATGCGTCGTCCAGCATCGCCTGGCTCGCTGCCGGATTGGCGAACAACTCGCCTGAAGGCGGCGCGATCTCCTGAAAGGTCGGCGTGCCCGTCTCGGCCCGCGCGCCCGTCTCGCTTGCCCAGCCCGAGGGCGTGCCACCCGTCGTCACCAGCTTGCGATAGCCGGCCGATCCGGTGCGGACCACATTGGCGATCTGGCGGATGGGCGAGATTGCCTTGAGCTGCGCCTCGATCAGCGCGTCGATCTCGCGCGGCACCGCATAGCCGCCCGCGCCGCCCGTCGCACCCGAGACGCTCTTGAGTTCCATGCCCGCATCGATCCCGCGGCGCAGATAGCGCTCGGTGAACGCGGCACGCGCCGGGTCGATCGCACTGCCCTTCGCCCCATCCAGCGGCGGGCGATGGAGGGTGTTGGCGGCCAGCACCGCCTGCCCTTTCAGTGCCGCCACATCGGCTTCCAGCGTCGCGATCTTCTCACCGTGCAGGATCGCGTTGAAGCTCTCCTCCAGCGCATCGGCTTTCACTTCCAGCATGATTCACGTCTCCTGCTTCACACAAAGAAAAAGGGGCCGGTCTGGCCCCTTACTGTCACAACGATCATGTCTTCCCGCCTCACCCCGGCGCACGCTCCAGCGCATGGATGCGCGCAAGGGGCTGCATGGGGTGCGTGACGAGGCTGACCTCGGCAATGTCGAGCGCCTCCAGCAGCCGGGGATGATCGCCGTCTGCCGCGATCACCCGATAGCCGAAGGAGAGGCCATTGAGCGCGCCAGCCGCCAGCAGTTCGGCGGCTTTGCCCGCCGTCTCGCCATTGGACTCGATGCGCGCGATGATGCGCAGTCCGCGCTTGTCCTCCGCGATGGTTTCGATCGTGCCGATGCGCGCCTCCGCCCGGTGCTGCCACAGCAGCGGCAGCGGCTCGTGTCCCCGCCGTGCAAGACATACGGCAAAAGCGCCGGGCGCGATCACATCGCCGCCCCGGTCCACCTTGCCGAAGATGGCGGCATAGCCTGCAAAGCGCAGCGGCACCGTCACGCGTCGCCCTCGATACCCAGCATCGCCCGTTTCTCCTCAGGCGAGAGGAAGTCCGCACTGGCCACCTGCTCCCAGAGCGTCGCGCGCTCCTCCACCAGTTCAGGGATGCGGTTCATGTCGATGGTGAGTTCAAGGCCGGGAAACCAGTCCTTGAGGCCCTGTGACAGTGCGCCTAATATCGCATCGCCAATCGGTAGGATGGTCTGCCGCCAGAGCGCCCGGTTCGCTTCCCGGTAATTGGCATAAGTGCTGTCGCCCGGCAGGCCCACAAGGGCAGGCGGCACACCAAAAGCAAGCGCGATGTCCCGCGCCGCAGCCGCCTTCAGCCCCACAAAGTCCATATCCGCAGGGGAGAGGCTGAGTGCCTGCCAGCTCAGTCCGCCTTCCAGCAGCATCGGCCGCCCGGCATTGGCCGCGCCCTGAAATGCGCCTTCCAGCTCTGCCTTCAGCCGGTCGAACTGCTCGGGCGAGAGCGCCGTGCCGTCCGGGCTTTCATGCACAAGCGCGCCGGATGGGCGGGCGGCATTGTCGAGCAGCGCCTTGTTCCAGCGCGTCGCCGCATTGTGGATCGCCACCGCGCCGGATGCCGCGCCCAGGCAACCAAGGCCGTAATGGTCGTCAGCCGGGTTGAGTGCCTTCACATGGATGATCGCGGTGCGCCCGGCACCATCCTCGCCGGTATAGCGCATGCTGCCTTCCCCGGCGCGATAGCCATAAGCGACGGGCCAGCCCTGCGCATCGGCCTCCACCGTCACGCGCTCGGGCCGCAGCGCATAGAGGCGCACGGGTCTGCCATCGGCACCATGGCCGATCTGCACATAGCCATTGCCGTTGAGCAGCAGATGGCTCGCCAGCGTCTCGATCAACCCCTGCCCCGCCGAGCGCTCCCGCACCAGCGCCAGGGCTGCTGCGGCATCGGTTCGTTCCGCCGTCACCGCCCTTATGGTCGCGCTGCCCACGCCTTCGCACACCAGCCGCAGGCAGCGCTGCCCCACCGGGTTGGCAAGGATGGCGGCGCGAAGCTGCGCGCCATAATCCTGCGGCCAATCCCCGCTCGCTCCCGCGCCGGACCAGTTGCTCCAGGCGCGCGTCAGCGGTGGGCGGCCAGCCACGCCGGCGCCCTTTCGTCCAAACCATTTCACTGTTGCTGTCTCCTTTATGGAGCGTGTTGGCCCGCCATCCCCATATGAGGGCG